TCTGGTTGGTAGGTGGTGGAATTGCCTTCTTAGGATGGTTAAGTGGGCACTCAGATAAAATTGCGGATATAATCAAAACATTCGCCTGATAAACATCTTCGGATGTTGTACAATTCGTTATTATGCTTTCTATTGATATCAAGTATTTGCGCCTTCTTTCCTCTCGCTTGCGTAATTTCAAGCAGAAGAAAGAGGGCCTTTTTAATTTCTCATGCCCAATTTGTGGTGACTCAAAGAAGAATCTAACAAAGGCTCGTGGCTATGCCTTTGCAAAAGGTAACGATTATTTCTATCGTTGCCATAACTGTGGATCAAGCACTAATGTTGGCAATCTTATCAAACATATCGACCCTACAATACATAAAGAATATGTACTCGAACGGTACACCTCGGGTCGAACCAATAACGCCAATTCAGCCAACGCAATACTACAAATATCCGCACCAAGATTTGGAAAACTACAAAAACAAAAAGTATTCGAACATGCAGAATGGTGTGACAAGTTACCGCCTGGACATTTTTGTCTAGAATATTTGACACGCCGGCAGATACCTAAAGAGACTTACAAACTGTTGTTATTTACGAATAAGTACAGACAATTTGTAAACGCTTTATATCCTGAAAATAATAAACAAATTGTTGATGATGCTCGTCTAGTGATACCATTCTATGATGAAAATGATGAACTCATTGCAGTTTCCGGTCGTGCGTTAGAAAATAGTGATCAATCACTTCGATATGTTACTGTTCGTACAAATGAATCACAAAAGAAATTAATTTATGGCATTGATAGAATAAAATCATCGGAAAAAATGTTGCTGGTTGAAGGTCCTATCGATTCGCTTTTTCTAAATAACTGTCTAGCCTCCGGTGATGCCAATCTGGCATTAACAGCAAAAGAAATCTCTGGTGATGTGACATTGGTCTTTGATAATGAACCTCGTAATAAAGAAATTGTGAAGATGGTGAAGAATGCTATTGATTCGAATCATAATGTAGTCATTTGGCCAAATACATTAACAGGAAAAGATATCAACGAAATGGTTTTAAACGGCAGTTCACCTGGCGAGATTGAAGATATTATAAGTAAGAACACCTTCAAAGGGATTGAAGCCCAACTGAAGTTTAATATGTGGAAAAAGGTATAGCATGAATGTAAGTTTGGTTAGTTATAGTACCGCAGCGCCTATGCTGCTTGAAAATGGTTTGGATGGGTTGCAGGACTTGATTGCTTTTTGTGCTCGTGTTTCAAATCCAAGCAATCAGTTGAATACTGAAACAAATGAAAAACTTATTCGTTATTTGGTCAACAACAAACATTGGTCGCCACTTGAAATGGTGAACATGTGTCTAGAAATCGAAACAACAAGAGACATAGCGAGACAAATTTTGAGGCATCGTTCATTTTCATTTCAAGAATTTTCACAACGATATGCTGACCCAACCAAAGAGTTTAAGGATTGTTTTGTGACCCGTGAGGCTCGATTTCAAGACACCAAAAACCGACAGAATTCAATCGAACTTGATCAGAATGATGAGCAACAACGCTTTCTAGATATTGAATGGCGCCGTGCTCAAGAGCGTGTTCTTTTTGCTGTTCAACGTGAGTATGACTGGGCCATCAAAAATGGCATTGCAAAAGAACAGGCTCGTGCCCTTCTACCTGAGGGCCTCACCGTGAGTCGCATGTACATGAATGGTACACTCCGTTCATGGATTCACTACATTGAACTTCGCTCTGCCAATGGCACACAAAAAGAGCACAGAGAGATTGCTATCAAGTGCGCTGAAGTTATTTCTAAAGCCTTCCCAATGGCTAATCAATTTGTAACACAATAATAAAAACGGAGCATTACATGACAGATATCGTTCACGGTATTAAGGTAGATTTTTCTCGGGACAATTTGTTCGATGAACTAGGTATTAAACGATTGAAAGAAAGTTATATGCGTGAAGATGAAACTTCACCGCAGGAAAGGTTTGCATATGTCTCCAAAGCTTTTGGTTCTAACATTAATCATTCGCAACGCTTGTATGAGTATTCTTCTAAGCATTGGTTATCTTATAGCACTCCTATTCTTTCTTTTGGTCGCTCTAAGCGGGGTCTGCCTATATCTTGTTTTCTACCCTATCTACATGATTCTGCGGAAGGCCTTGTCGATTGCCTCTCAGAAGTCAACTGGCTCTCAATGTTAGGAGGCGGCGTTGGAATTGGAATTGGTATCAGAAGTTCTGATGATAAGTCTGTGGGTGTTATGCCCCATTTGCGTACTTATGATGCGTCTTCCTTGGCATATCGCCAGGGTCGTACTCGCCGTGGCTCTTATGCCGCCTACCTTGATATTTCTCATCCAGACATACTCATCTTTCTTGAGATGAGAAAGCCCACCGGTGATCCTAATATGCGAACATTGAACTTGCATCACGGCATCAACATCACCGATGAGTTTATGAAAGTAATTGAAAACTGCATGTTGAATCCTGATGTGAGTGACCATTGGCATCTCAAAGATCCACACACCGGTGAAGTGCGTGATACTGTGTCGGCAAAAGAATTGTGGACCCGCATTCTTGAAATTCGTATGCAGACTGGTGAGCCATATCTACATTTTATCGACACTAGCAATCGTGCAATGCCTGACTTTCAGAAGAAACTTGGTCTGAGCATCAAGCAATCTAATTTGTGCTCTGAAATTATTCTACCTACTGACAAAGATCGAACTGCCGTTTGTTGTTTGTCTTCTGTTAACTTGGAGTATTTTGATGAATGGAAAAATGACAAATTATTTTTGCGGGACGTGGCAGAGATGCTTGATAACGTACTTCAGTATTTCATTGATAATGCTCCTGACAGTATCTCTAGGGCAAAATATTCTGCTTCTCGTGAGCGCTCTATTGGTGTGGGCGCTCTTGGTTTCCATGCTTATCTCCAACGCACTAATGTTCCTTTTGAAACCGCTATGGCCGTTGGAAAAAATAAACAAATGTTCAAACACATAAAGGAAAAACTTGATGAGGCTAATCAAGAATTGGGATTGGAAAGAGGCGAGGCGCCGGATGCTGCAGGTACTGGGCGTAGGTTTAGTCATGTTATGGCTATTGCTCCCAATGCTTCTTCTTCCATTCTCATGGGCAATACTAGTCCTTCTGTTGAACCTCTTCGTGCCAATGCTTATCGCCAAGACACTCTATCGGGCGCTCACCTGAACAAGAATAAGTATTTGGATAAAATCATTAAGGAAAAGTGTGATGAAAACAGTAAGTTGGACTATAACGAAATCTGGTCAAGTATTATCGCCAACGATGGAAGTGTTCAACACCTTGAGTTTCTGGATGAATGGACAAAAGATGTTTTCAAAACTTCCATGGAAATCGATCAGCGCTGGATCATTCAACATGCCAGTGACCGTCAAGAGCATATCGATCAAGCTCAGTCGATAAATCTATTTTTTAGGCCAGATGTAAATGTCAAGTATCTACATGCGGTTCATTTTATGGCTTGGAAAATGGGCCTTAAAACGCTTTATTATTGCCGTTCTGAAAAGATTGGTAAAGCGGATAAGGTGGCGAAGAAGATAGAAAGACAAGTGATCGAAGAAATTGATTTGAAACAATTGGCCAGCGAAGATGTTTGTTTGGCTTGTGAAGGATAATGGAGAAAAAAATGAAAAGAATTTTGAGATTCACGGCCTCATGGTGTCAACCATGCCAAATGTTGGCTAAAAATTTAGAGTCTGTACAAAAAAATGCTATGATTGAAGTTGTGGATATTGATGTGCATCCAGAAGTAGCTTCAGAATATGGTATTAGAGGTGTTCCTACTCTTGTGATGCTTGAAGAAAACATAGAAGTAAAAAGATTTGTAGGTGTCAAGTCACTCAAAGAATTGGAGAGTTGGATCAATGATTAAAAAAATAAAGCATCATCTAAACGAAGAGCGAAATTATTTTAAGCCCTTTAGTTACCCTTGGGCATACGAAGCATGGCTTAAACACGAGCAATCACATTGGCTTCATACTGAAGTGCCAATGGCTGAAGATGTTAAGGATTGGAAGAATAAACTGAAGGCGAATGAGAAACAGTTTCTCACACATATTTTTCGTTTCTTTACACAAGGTGATATCGATGTTGCTGGTGGTTATGTTAAGAACTACCTGCCGTATTTTCCACAACCTGAAGTACGCATGATGCTCTGTGGTTTTGCTGCAAGAGAAGCTCTTCACATTGCTGCATATTCACATTTGATTGAAACACTTGGCATGCCCGAAACCACATATTCAGAGTTTCTAGAGTATGCTGAAATGCGAGAGAAACACGACTACATTCTAGATTTGAGTTCTAAGAATGGCACAAAAGAATCTACTGCTGCTCACATTGCAGCCTTCTCTGCATTTACCGAAGGTATGCAATTGTTCTCATCGTTCATTATGTTGTTGAATTTCCCAAGGCACGGCATGATGAAGGGTATGGGTCAAATTGTTACATGGTCAATCGTAGATGAAACACAACACGCCGAAGCCATGATCAAATTGTTCCGCACCTACATAGAAGAGAATAAAGAAATTTGGAATGATGACCTTAAGAGCCAGATTTACACAATCGCTGAGAGAATGGTTGCTCTCGAGGATCGGTTTATTGATTTGGCATTCAGTATGGGTGCTATGGATAATCTTGACTCTGATGACGTTAAACAGTATATCCGCTATATTACTGATCGCCGCCTTATCTCTCTTGGCCTTAAGGGAATTATGAAAGTTAAAAAGAATCCTCTACCATGGGTTGAAGAAATGATTAATGCGCCAACGCATACTAATTTCTTTGAAAACCGTGCTACTGATTATGCTAAGGGCGCTCTTGTCGGAACTTGGGAGGATGTATGGGCGAAAGCAGCATAAATGGCAGAACTAATATATCTACTCATAACGACACATCTAACAATAGTTTGTGTGACGCTGTATCTACACAGGGGTATGGCACACCGTGGTATTACCTTTCATCCCCTGTTAAGCCACTTTATGAGGTTGTGGTTATGGCTGGGCACTGGTATGGTTACAAAAGAGTGGGTAGCAATACATAGAAAACACCATCGTTTCTGCGAACAACCCGGAGACCCGCACAGTCCACACCAATTTGGCCTGTTGCGGGTTTTGTTTTCTGGAGCATTTTTATATGTCAAAGCTTCAAAAGATCGTGAAATGGTTGATGCTTACGGTGTTGGTTGTCCTGACGATTGGATTGAGCGTAAGTTATACACACCTTACAATGGACTTGGCATTCTTATTTTACTTGTGTTAGATGTGTTGTTATTTCAATGGTGGGGTTTATTGATTTGGTTGATTCAAATGTTTTGGATACCATTTTGGGCTGCAGGTGTAATTAATGGTCTCGGTCATTGGTTTGGTTATCGTAATAATGAAACGAATGATAGGTCGAGAAACATAATACCATTTGGTTTTATCATTGGTGGTGAAGAACTACATAATAATCACCATGATGATCCTGCATCGCCAAAGTTAAGCCAAAAATGGTGGGAATTCGATGTTGGTTGGTTATGGTTAAACTTATTTCAAAAGGTCGGTTTGGCCAAAATAGTAGAGAGGTAATATGCCAACACTAAAACATAGTTGCGAAACTTGCGACTCAACATTTTCAGTTAATTATGATGAAGAATTGTGTGAAGATGCGCCACATTATTGTCCGTTTTGTGGAGACTACATAATTGAGGATGATTATGTAGAAGAAGAGGAATAAAGATTATTATGTTGGAATTTCAAAATGTCTAATTTAAATGTATTAAATAATTTATTTGGTGTGCCTGTTTATGTAACAAAAATATCTGCTGAATCATATAATAAAAAAGAAATAGTAGATAACATTGAAGATAATTACAAAATAGACCCCAATAGAAATAAATGGAAAAATCAAGGCAGTTATTTACATCATTCTATTAATGATTGGGAAAATAAAAACTTTAAAAGTGTTAATTTTTCACATTTATTTTCAATATATGAGAAAAAAATTACCGAATTTTTTCTTCTTTTTCAATCCAAAAAAAATTTTCAATACAATTGGAAAATTGCAAACTACACTTGTATGGGTAAAGGCCAATCGATGGCTAAACATATGCATTCCGAATGTGATTTTTCTGCTGTGCATTATATCAAATTTGATCCTAAAAAACATTTTCCAACAAAATATTATAGCCCATTAATTTGGGGAGAGTTTATAGATGCTCATTTAGCCGTAAATGATTTAAAAGATCCTTTAGATTTAGACGATGTATCGAATTCTTGGCTATCAGGCGCTTGGTCTTTCAATATTAATGAAGATGATTTTGTTATATCTCCAGCTCTTTTAAGCCATTCTGTTCCTGTTTCAACATCAGATGATTTAAGAATGACCATAGTGTTAAACATAAGTGTTACAAAAGAAAAATAATGTGGACTTACAAAGGCGAGGAATTTTTAGAAGAACATGTCGGCGATTCGTATGGTTATGTTTATTGCATTACCAATACACTTACTGGCAAACAATACATTGGTAAAAAGTTTTTCAGTAAAGCGGGTTATAAGACCGTAAAAGGTAAACGCAAGAAAGTCCGAAAACCCTCAGATTGGTTAACATACTGGGGCTCAAACAAAACTCTAATCGAAGACATACAAAAACTTGGCGAACAAAACTTTCGCCGAGAGATTTTGCATTTGTGTACCAATAGGTCTGATTGTGCCTATTTGGAACTAAGAGAACAAATAGATCGGCGAGTATTGGAATCTGATGGATTCTATAATGATTGGATCATGGTAAAAGTGCGGAAAAATAACATAAAATTTCATAATACGAAATAATTATACTGCACTGCAACATAAAAAAGCATATATAATAATGTGACGCTCAAAGAGGTCACATTATTAACGAGGAAAAAATGCTTAAAAAGATTTTAGAGTTATTTAAAATAGACTATCAATC